TTCTTCTGAGCGGTTTGATTTTTATAACCGTGTCGAGTCTAGGCTTCCTTTTGATCTTTCATTATTCAATAAGATCACAAATGGAGGCTTACCTAACAAAACGCTTAATATTGCTCTGGCTGGGTGTGTACACCCCGATACAAAAATACGTGTAAGAATTAGAAAATAGATGCCTGTCCCCGCCAGCGTTGCTATAAATAAAATAGTAAAAACAAGGGGAGGAAAATGAGATTAATATATCAAAATGCAGGTAAAAAAATATTAGAGAGAGCTAAAAGCCGAGCAAGTTTTCCAGGGTGTCACAAGCACCGTATTAAACCAGGGTATTTAGGTGGTACTTATGACACTAATAACGTACTATTTTTAACTCAATATGAGCATGCGCTAATACATTTTATAATGTGGAAATTAAAACATGACGCAAGAGATAAAAGAGCTTATAAAATGATAGGTATCGGTCCTGCGGGGCTATCACATAGTGATAGAGTAGAGCACGGATTGCGCTGTGTAGAAGACAGGATAGGGTTTCACGGTGCGAGTATCGAAAATATAAAAATTTGGAGAGCTAAGGGTAGAGAAACTCAACGGCGCGATGCTGACGAGCTAGGAAATAAAAACTGGTACTACTGGTCAACAGAGATAGGTCGAAGAGAAAGAGCCTCGATGGGCGGTAGAGCGAGTTATGGTAGGAATCCGGTGTTTATGAAACAGCAAGGATCGTTTAAAGATAGGAACCACGCTGCAGCTGCAGCAAGGAAATCCGCTAAAAAACCCGTAACGGATAGATGTGGTGTTATGCTAAAATTCCATACTGAGGAAGAGCGCAAACAATTTTTGATTATTAATACAACATGGAGATCTGGATGTCCTACGAAGAAAGAGAGATTGCTATCGGCGAAGTAGAAGAGTTACTTAGGCGGGGGCTACATATTGAAGTTGACTCCCCTGACGGGTATGTTCCTATAAGTGATTTTGTTAGTAAAGGTCAGTGGGAGGAATATCGTCTTGTACTCGTGGACGGTAGAGAGGTTTTAGTTAATGAAAATCATTTATTTGAAACTGCAGGTGGGTGGATGTATGCAAAGGATCTTATAGCAGCAGACCCCACTCAGTATGTATGTGATACTGGAATGGTTACAGGTACTATTACAAAAACGGGAAAGACTATACCTATTGTTGATATTCAAGTTGAACATATTAACCATCGCTACTATACTAACGGGGTATCATCTCATAATACCGGGGTTGGGAAATCCTTGTTTATGTGCCACATGGCTGCTGCCAACCTGGCCCTAGGTAAGAATGTACTATACATTACGCTGGAGATGGCTGAGGAGAGGATTGCCGAGCGGGTTGATGCTAACTTACTAAATGTGGAGATAGACCAGTTAAAGAATCTACCTAAGCAGATGTTTGAAGGTAGAATAGATAAGATTAACGGTAAGTCTCGCGGTAAGTTAATTATTAAAGAATACCCTACTGCATCTGCTCATGCAGGGCATTTTAAGGGATTATTGAACGAATTAACGCTAAAACGCTCATTTAAACCTGATGTTATCTTCATCGACTATTTGAATATCTGTGCATCCTCTAGATTTAAGCCCGGTGGAGGTGTTAATTCTTATACATATATCAAAGCCATTGCTGAAGAGTTGAGAGGTCTAGCTGTAGAATTTAATTTACCTATCGTATCCGCTACACAAACTACGCGTTCGGGTTTCTCGAATACAGATGTGGAGTTGACCGATACGTCCGAATCCTTCGGATTACCCGCCACGGCAGATTTTATGTTTGCCCTAATAAGTACAGAAGAGCTCGAAGGTCTCAATCAGATCATGGTTAAGCAGCTAAAAAACCGGTATAATGATCCAACATTATATAAGCGGTTTATGATAGGTATTGATCGCGCAAAGATGCGTCTTTATGACTTAGAGGATATTGCACAGAGTAACTTAGCTGATTCTGGTCAAGCGGATAACGAGAATAGCAATTTTGGTATGTCTAAAGTATTTAAGACAAAGGATTTCTCCAGCATAAAGGTATAAATAAATTAAAAGGAGGCCCTATGTATCTTGCACCGGCAATAGATGAAGTGTTAGAGGGTAAAAAATCTAATCTTTTAGGGCACCTTACTTACTACCAAATAGCTGGTACTTTAACCCGAGGTTACAAGAAAGCCGAAATACCATTTAAGTTCAGATTTGAAACTTATGATGATTACGGCCCTGCAGATATCTCTGTCTCCGGTCTCTACGATATGGGTGAGGACGTTAAATATATCGTACTCAATTTTCCTAAAGAAACTAAGCACTTTACTATCTCGGAGAAAAACTGGAGAGAGTTTAAGTTTGCTGTATCCCAAGTTTGCCAACACGAAACTATTCATCAACTGCAATGGCGAAATAGAGACACAGGGGGGGAACCTTGTGATTTAGATTTTCGTAATTTAACAGGGACAATATCAGAAGATAAAGAATACCTATCTAACATAGATGAAATCGATGCTTATGGTCATGATATAGCGATGGAAATTAAGTATTCTTATCCTAACAAAGACCCGTATGAAATACTTAAGACTATAGATTCAAGAAGGAAGGTTTGGTCGTATACCTATTACAAAAAGACCTTTAAGGGTGACGATTGGTCAAAGATAAAGAATCGGCTTCTAAAGAAAACATTTCAATGGTTGCCGCATGTTACTTTATAATCTGAGGTATTTAGATGAATGATGTTGTTATAACTGTAGGTGATCTACTTCAGATAGTCCTCATGCTTGTAGCCTGTTACGCTTGTTACTGGAAGGGAAAATATGAAGGTATTGAGGAAACCGTAATAGAATTAATTGATAGGGGTTTACTCGATGCAGAAGCCCTAGAAGAAGAAGAGCCGTAAGGCTCTTTTTTTATGACGTAACGACCATCCAGAAGTTGCCAGTAACACCGAAATAGCTTATAATAACATATGTTCATTAGGATTACATTATGACTCAATCAAATTCACGAGTTCGCGTTAAACAAGATACAGTAGGTGAAGATGGTATGAAGTTCTTGTTTAGTCAATATCAGACCGCAACGCTTGAAGGGTTTCGAGTTACTTGTAAGAGTCTGATTGAAGAGTCCTCAGGTAAACGTACAACCAAAGATAGGTTCATCTACGAGTTAGAGCGAGCAACTTCTAAGGATGTAATGGTTACCAAGGTAACCAACTATCTTATGGCAGGCCAAGGCCTAGGTGTTTGATAGTATTTTTTTATATTATGAAAGGTATTGATATGTTTACAGTAGCAGGTGTTTCCCGTAATCAAGGTAATATTAAAGTTCGTTTCTGTTCTGATAAGGTTCTTCGAATTAAGAACTTGCAGAAGCAGGGAGATACGGATATTGATTTGATTGAGCTTCCCAACCCCATGACCAAGCCAGAAGCATGTCAGTTTCTTCTGGATCAAGACCAATTCGTTGCTTATGCATCAGATATTATCGAGATTCTGGGAAAGAAAGAGTTGACGAAATCGGTGAAACAGCCTATAATTGAGGCTGTGAAAGAGGAAATAGTCGATCTAGAACTTGAGTCAATTAAAGAACTAGCTGAAGCTTAATTCTCTGTTACGAGGGAAAGACCGCCGCCCTCGTAACTTTTTTAGTGGTGGGGCATTTCTATATTAAGGAAATATTATGTCTTTGCAAAACAGTGTACTTAAAACTTTGTCACATGGTCGTCAATTTACCGCCGGTCAAATGGCAGGTTTGTTTGGTACTACAGAAACCTCTGTGTCCGCTCGCGTTGCCGAGTTGCGCGCACAAGGTTATTCCATCTATAGCAACACTGCTAAGAATGGAAAAACTGCATACCGTTTGGGTACGCCCTCACGTCGTATGATTGCCGCTGCTTACGCTGCAGCTGGTAGCTCAGTTTTTAACTGATGTGACTTGAACGGTCTCTCTTAAGAGACGCCGGAAATCGTAACCGGCATTAATTTATTATGGAGTCGTTATGCCTTTATTTGTTGTAGATGCTATTCAGATGTTTCGTACCAGGTACGTTATTGAATGTAAAGAGGCCGAGCATGCCGCTGATACCGTTACCATGTCTGAAGCTGATGAATTTAGCCAGATGAATCTTGGTGAGCGTATTCTAACTACTAAAGAGATTACCTATGAAGAGTTTCATAGGATGAATAAAGCTATGATGGACGGTGGTTACGGCGATGGAACTCATTACCAAGCTGAATCCGGTTCACCATGGATGGGTGAGAAAATGATTCATGTTGTTAATTATGATGCAGTAACTGAAGTAAGGGGTCAGGGTTAATGAACGTTCTAGCACAAGTCCAGAGGCAACGTGTTCGATTTAGCCCTGATGATAAGAAGCATGTTGAACAGTATCGTAATTTCTTAGTTTACCGTAAATGGGATACTCCAGGCTGTCCTT